TGATTCTGGTTTAGCAAGTGCAGATCAACACGCAACAATGAAAACTGCTGATGGTGGATTTTTATTAGAGGGTAGATTTACATTTAAAACAATCACATCTCCATATCAAGCAGAGGAAATGGCAGAAGTTATTTTAAGAAGATCAAGAGAAGCAATTACATTAGGATTAAATGTTAGCTTTGATGCTTATGATTTGGCCATAGGAGATATTGTAAATATCACACATAGTTCATTAGGTTTTTCTGCAAAATCTTTTAGAGTTATGGGTATTACATTTAATGAAGATTACACAATAGGATTATCTCTTGTTGAATATCAAGCTACTCATTATACTTGGGCAACAAAAACACAACAAGCAACAATTCCTACAACAAATTTACCTAATCCATTTAATATTCAACCACCAGCAAGTGTGACTTTATCTGACCAACTTATTGAATATAATGATGGAACTGTAATTGTAGCTTTAGATGTTTCTATTGGTGCAAGTCCTGATTCGTTTATAGACTTTTATCAAGTAGAATATAAATTAAGCACAGATTCAGATTTTATTATTTATGCACAAGGGTCAGGATTAAATCATAGAGTTCTTAATGTAATAGACCAATCAACTTATGATGTTAGAGTAAAAGCAGTAAATACATTAGGAGTATCATCAACTTATGTATCAGCTTCAAGAACTATTGTTGGTGCTGTTGAACCACCATCTGATGTAGAGGATTTTTCATGTAATATTGTAGGTCAAGAAGCACATTTAGGTTGGACACAAATTCCTGATCTTGATCTTGCATATTATAGTTTAAGATTTAGTAAAGAAACTGATGGAAGTGCAACTTGGTCAAATTCTGTTGCATTGGTAGAAAAAATATCTCGTCCAGCAACCTCTATATCTGTACCAGCTAGACAAGGTACTTATTTAATAAAAGCAGTAGATAAATTAGGAAACTTTAGTTCTAACGCAACTGCTATTATTTCTAATGTCACAAGTGTTTTAAATTTCAATGCTGTGGCCACTCAATCTGAACACCCTGATTTTTTAGGAACTACTACAAATGTTATTGTTGATAATAATACTTTAAGATTAGATTCATCTGAATTATTTGATAGTGCTAGTGGAGATTTTGATACAGAATCTACTAGATTTTTTGACTCTGGTGTTGCTAATGCTGATTTTTATGCAAGTGGTAATTATTTATTTAGCGATATAATAGATATTGGCTCTAAACATACTGCAAGAATTACTGCTTCATTATCTCAATCATCAGACAATCCTGATGATTTATTTGACAATAGATCAGGATTATTTGATTCAGCTTCTTCTAACTTTGATGGAGATACACCAGCAAATGCAAATGCACATTTAGAAATAGCAACTTCTGACGATAATATTACTTATACTGCTTTCCAAAATTTTGTTATTGGCGATTATACTGCTAGATATTTTAAATTTAGAGTAGTATTAATTTCAAGAGATTTAGCTTCTACTCCTGTTGTATCAGAGGTAATAGTCACTATTGATATGGCAGATAGAATATTTAGTGGTAATGATATTGCTTCTGGTGTTGGTACTAAAACTGTAATATTTACAAATCCATTTAAAAGTGTTAATTATGCAGTAGGTATTACTGCTGAAGATATGAACACTGGAGACTTCTTCACAGTATCTAATAAAACAGTTAATGGCTTTGATGTTTTATTTAAAAATTCTGGTGGAACAAATGTATCAAGAACATTTGATTTTATTGCAAAAGGCTTTTAAAAGGAGTATAAGAAATTATGGCACAACACGATTTAAACATAGCTAACCAATCTTTCCCATCATTTAGATCAGATTTGAATAATGCTTTAGCAGCATTAGGTAGTCAAAATTCTGGCAGTTCAGCACCAAGTTCTCCACAATCAGGTATGATTTGGATTGACACAACAACTGCAACTTCATGGCAACCAAAAATTTATGATGGAAGTGCATGGATTAACTTGCCTTTTTATATAAATACAAGTACAAACGATGCAAATTTAACAACAACAGAAGTGACAAGTTTAGAAGCCGACCCACAAGCGGCTGCACTTGCAATAGCTTTAGGATAAGGAGAAAACATGGCAAATACATTTAAAGTAAAAACTAATGGTGCGATGCCATCAAGTGCTGGAACACCTGATACTGTTTATACTTGCCCATCTTCAACTTCAACAATCGTTATTGGATTAACACTTTGTAATATTCACACAACATCTGTCACTGCTTCAGTTCAATTAGTTTCAGATACATCAGATACAGAAACAAATGAAACTGTATTTGTAGCAAAAGATATTAGTATTCCAGCTGGTTCTTCTATTGAGATATTATCTGGTGGAAAATATGTTTTACAAGCAACAGATATTTTAAAAGTTGATTGTTCAGTTTCAGCTAAAATAGATGCAACATTATCAATATTAGAAATTACATAGGAGTAATTGATGGCTTACATTGGACAAGCACCAGCAAACAAACCTGTAAGTTCTTCTGATTTAGAAGATGGCTTAATTACTAATTCAAAATTAGCACAAGATATAATTTCAGGAGAAACAGAATTAGCAACTGCACCAGCAAGTACAGATGAATTTTTAGTAAGTGATGCTGGAACTTTAAAAAGAATAGATTTTAGTCTTATTGGTGGTTCTAACACTCCATCATTTTTTGCAACTAATGGGTCAGCACAAACTATACCAAATGCAACATTAACAAAAATAGAATATCCAACAGAAGTATTTGATACTGATAGTGCTTATGATAACACAAACGATAAATTTGTAGTGCCAAGTGGCAAAGATGGAAAATACTTTTTTCATGGTGCTTTCAAAATGGGAATAGATAATGATTTTAACGAATTAAGATGTGTTATTTATAAAAATGGTTCAGCTTTATATAATACAAACACTTCACATTTTCATTTTGAAAGTGGTATGGTGACTGCTGTTTTAGATTTATCTGCTACTGATTATGTAGAAATATATGGTTATCAATCAAAAGGCACAGGAGAAAATACAATTGCAGACAGCAATTCAAATTACTTTATGGGTTTTAAATTAATATAGGATAAATTATGGCTGATTTGAGTAATAAAATTAAAAAATATGTAAATGCAAAAGTTGATTTTACTTCTGATGTAATTCTTCAAGATGATGGTAATGGTGCATATATCAAAGAATGGAATTTAGATATTGCTCAACCAACAGATGCTCAACTTACAGCAGTTGAAAGTGATGCAGATAAAATGGAAAGAAATTATCAAGTTATTGCAACAAGAAAAAAACTTTATGGCTCTTTAGAAAAACAAATAGAAAATATTATAGAAAATGGCTTACAAGCTGAAATTGACAGAGTAAATCAAATTAAAACAGATAATCCAAAGGAAGATTAAATGGCATATATAGGAAAACAACCAGTAATAGGAAACTTTGTAAAACTAGATGCCATTAGTGTAGTTAATGGTCAAGCTGCATACACTATGAATAATGGTGGATCAGCTTTTACAAATTACGATAATGTCAATCAATTTTTAGTTTCACTTAATGGTATTTTACAAGCACCAACAGATTCATTTACAGTATCAGGTTCAACTTTAACTTTTGCATCTAACCTTGCAACAGGAGATGTTATTGACTTTGTAATTGTTCTTGGAAATACTTTAGATATAGGAACACCATCTGACAATACAGTTTCACTTGCTAAACTAACTGCAACAGGAACTAAAGATGCTACAACTTTTTTAAGAGGAGATAATACTTTTGCAGAAGTACCAGCTGGTGGAATTACAGAAGCTGATATGTTTAGATTAACAGCAGATTTTCTCAGCAATGCTGATCCAATTTCCTCAAATTTAGAAAGAGTAGATGACGCATCTTTTTCAAAAATTGGAACTGGTATGTCAGTTAGTTCAGGAATATTTACATTTCCAACAACTGGACTTTATCATGTTATATTTCATTTAGATGGTAGAGCCAATGCCACAACTTGGGAAACAAGAATTTCTGCTACAATAAATAATTCAACTTATGATTTAATTGCTCAAGCACATAATGGAAGTAGTGATGATAGAGGTATAAATACAATTACAAGTTCTTTTGTTAATGTGACAAATACTTCAAATGTAAAAGTTAAATTTCACACAAATGGTATGAATGGAGCTGATACAACTGCTTATGGAAATACTGATGTTAATAGAACTTTTTTTAAATTTATTAGATTAGGAGATAGCCAATAATGAAAAAAACTAACACAGATTATTTACAATTAGCACTACACACTTTTAATGGTGGTGATTGGTATGGTTGGAAAACACATGATGATAATGGAAACAAAATTCCTAATGACCAAAGAATGTGTTATGAGTGTATTAAGATTATTAAAGATGGTGCAACTATGCCAAGCAAAGCAGAAGTAGATGCAAAGATACAAGAATTAAAAGATGCTGAACAAGACGCAATAAATAAAAAAGCATCTGGCAAACAAAAACTTTTAGATTTAGGTCTAACTGAAGAAGAAGTAAAAGCATTGATAGGAGCATAACATGGCTCTTAACTTCGCAAATAATAATTCCT